GCGCATTGTGTAATTCTCTCCGCTCTGTATAAATAGAATGCAGGTCAACTCTGCTCAAGATTATCTGACGCGTCACAAGCGTAACATCATCGCCAAGTCGTACACCGCCGACCCGCCGTTCGGCAAGAACAAGGTTCCATCCACGTACCTCAGCCTGAAGGCGAATGCTGCAGCACAGTACCACTTGACCGTGGCGGCTGCGTGTCGTGGAAACAATACGTGCACTCAGCTGGGCGAAACCACTACGTCCTACTGCTGCTCGCAGAGTGGTGGTGTTCTCTATTAAACAATGATGTTCCTTAACTACAAATGCCTGGTGCGCTTCTCCAGTTAGTCGGCGTGGGAGCCCAGAACGAGTTGATTAACGGCAACCCGTCCATGACCCACTTCCGCAGCACCTACAAGCGCCACACGAACTTTGCCATGGAGCATATTCGTGTGGACTTTTCATCTTCCAATCTCAACTTTGATGTGGCCCAGACACGCAAGCTGTCTGCACGCATTGACCGCTACGCCCAGTTGCTGAATGATTGCTACGTAGTCTTGACGCTCCCCGATATCTGGTCTCCTCTGGTTCCGCTGACGGTGGCACCTCCTGTGGGCTACGATGCACGGTGCACAGCCGTTGGATACGAGTTCCAGTGGATTTCAAACATTGGCTACAACCTGATTGACCACATTGAGCTCACAATGAATGGGCAGGTTATTCAGACAATTCCTGGCGAGTGGCTGAAACTGTACTCCCACCTGACGTTCAATGGAACCAAGCTGTCAACCGTCAACCAGATGGTGGGCAATGTGCCTGAGGTCTACGACCCTGCGAACGCCTTTGACCGCCAAGGACAGTACCCCCATGCAGTCTCGTATACGTCTCCCGCCTACGACGCAAATGGAAACCTCATTTTCCCGGGCGCGACCATTCCCGAGCCGTCCATTCGCTCTCGTCAGCTGGTGGTACCCCTGCATTTCTGGTTTTGCGAGTCCGCGGGCTCTGCGTTGCCGTTGGTGTCGCTCCAGAACACAGAGGTCTACATCAACGTAGTACTCCGTCCCCTGAACTATCTGTACACGGTGATTGACGTCGTGCCCACCTCCCCCACCTACGGCCAGCGTATCCGTCCGACGGGGTCGTATCCGTTGAATCTGTTCCTGACACCGACGCTGCCTAACGGAAGTCCGACGAATGCAGGTGTTGCTAACTTCAACCCTGATCCGTACTTGGAGTGCAACTTCTTCTACCTGACCGAACACGAAATGAACCAGCTGGCGGTGGCGGACCAGAGCTATCTGCTGAAGGAAGTCAGCTTCGTGGGGACAGAAGGACAATACGGCCCAAACACAGACCTGCTTCTTCCCATGCGGAACTTGGTGACGCGCGTTACATGGGTCGCGAGGCGGTCCGACAGCACGGCGACCAATGCATGGGATAACTACACGAACTGGCCCAATCCCAATCGGGCGCCGTGGAGCGCGAATACGTCAGATGTGGCGACCAGCTTATATGCGTCTGGGCAGCAGCAGGTGACATCCGTGTTCCCAAGGGACATTGTGATTGACGGCACTATATTGTTCGACGGCAACGAGCGTCTGCAAGTCAAGCCATCCGATTACTACTCGTTGCTAGAGACCTACCGATTTGCGAGTGGCACGACCCCATACCAGCTTCCGGGTGTATACATGTACTCGTTTGCCCTCAACAACAATGAATACCAGCCATCGGGAGCCGCGAACGGGAGCAAAATCAACAAGCCTGTATTGCGGTTGACACTGCAACAGCCCTTGCCCGCCACAAATCAGACATTCCAGTTCGTAGGCGTGGGTGGTATTGCGGGAACCACGCTGACGCTAACGTCGGGCGGACCGTTTGTGGTTGGTGCCGTTCTGTCTGGAACGGGCGTGACGGCGGGAACCACAATCACTGCGGTCAACGGGTCCACGTATACCGTTACGCCCTCGCAGACCGTTCCTCCGGGAACTGTGATTACAGAGACGATTCCAGTGGCCACCACCACGACCGTGTGCGTACTAAAGTCGACTGCATTGAGCACGAACCCAGTCATCATTCCTCCGGGCCAGCTTTCGCTGTACACGCCCGATCAAGTCTTGACCATCGTTCAGAACTCCAACAATGCGACGGTGGTGTTTGCGTATACCTACACTGTGAACGCGTACGTGGAGTCCTACAACTACTTGCGTGTCGTGAGCGGTCTCGCCAATCTTGTGTTTGCTTCTTAACAATATGAGCAACCCTCCTCCCGTGAAGGTAAGCCCTAGGCCAACAGGACGGGATGTGGATGAGAACATTGCTAACGTAGGGATGGTCCAGGTGCCTCTGTCGACAATCCCGTCTCCACCTTCCTACTCGTTTCCTTCCGTGGACACTCGGGGCTTGCGAATCGTAAGTGCAATCTTCACCTTCGCGCAGCAGAATGTGGACTGCATCAAGTACCTCAAGCCCCAGATTTCCTACGGCTACGTTGAATATCCGATGAAGTCCCTGTTTGCTGACCTCAAGGACGCAAATGCGATAGTGGAGGACGACGACACGGCAGCCGCTATCAAACTCAAACCCCCCACTCTGCTCGTCAAATACATTGACCCAGAGGGGTTTCACTCCTTGGAGTTCGGAATGGAAGACATTATCATCTTGGGGAAGCTGACTGCATGGGGTCTGTTTCTGAAGAAGCCAGGTGAACTGAGTTGGACTGCGGCCTTGGTGGCAGGGAAGATTCAGTTCTGGTTCGCGGTGGCCGTGTTCTGGGTCTTGATGATCGTGTGGGCGTACAAGATGTGGGACCACATGGGCAAGAACAACCTCAGGTGGAGTACCGCGACCAAGGCGAACTTTGGAGAGTACGGACAGTGGTTTGCATTGTTCGCAGCCATATTTGCTCAAATTGGGCTTACAAAGTACGTAATGGCCTTCATTGCCGCCTTGGCCCCCGTGTGGTCCTTTTGTATCCAGTTCGCGCTGTGGTTCTTTGTGGACAGCCAGATTTACAAACCGCTCCAATAGATAATGACACTTCCACTTGATGGTATCTGGTTCGCAGCGGGTGTTACAGTCGGGTTGTTGTTGTCATCTGTCGTCATCCCTCCTCGTCGCACAGTCTCCAAGGTCCCCGACCCATCAGATGGGAAGATTGTGTACCACACGGACACGGGATGCGTCCACGTGGAAGCCACGGAGGTTCCGTGCACGTCCGAGACGGACTCCTTCAACTTACTTGCCTCTCTTAAGAAGTAAGGGAATGCTGAATATCACCTCTGCAATTGAACGGGCCAAGCCGTTCTTCTCCTTCATCATTGGACTCGGGCTTGCGGCCTTGCTGTTCCATCGCGACTTTGTGACCCACTACACTCTGGCGTTGCCGCTGGACGATGTGCGAACTAAGACGAACCGAGTGAATGGCAAGTGCTATCGCTACCGCGTGGAAGATGCGGTCTGCGAAAAGATGCCTTCAGTATAAACAATGGACAGTGACTCGACCTCTTTGGATGCCCTGCTTCCCTCGCCGCAAGGCAATCAGTCTGCGCCGCCGCTGATTCCCATGCCGTCAACTGAGCAGACGACACAGGGCTCAATGATTCCGTCCTTCAAGCCGACCTTGCCCCAGATGGGATTCATGTTTCGCAACCTGAAGTTGTATTTCTGCTTCTTTGTGGCTGCGGCTATCATTTCCCTCTCCACGCCCCGCAACATGCTCCTTCAGTACCTGCCGTCCATGTACACCAGTGGCGGCGTGGTCTCGTGGCAGGGAGCGGGCGTTCTGGGCGCCGCCGCGGTGGTGATTGCCCATCTGTTGTCCGTGTTCCTCGGTAGCGTGGGGATTTAAGAGGCTCGGGGGTGAATAAGCAATGAGCACTCCTGCATGGGTCTATCCCAACATCTGCTTGGGAGCGGGCGCATCCTTAACTCCGTTCTTTGTTGCCACCAACCGCGTCACCCACGTCATCAACTGCGCATACGGCGAGAACTCTCCCGCGTGGTTTCAGCGGTCATACCCCAGTCGCTACGCCCAATTGGACGCTCACGACTCCACGCAGGTCAAGATTCTGGACTGGTACCCTGCATTTGAAACTGCGATGCGAACCTTCCTGCGTGCCCCGAATGCCGTTGTATTTGTCCACTGCCAAGCGGGCATCAACCGATCGGCGTTCTTGCTGCTCTACTTCATGTGCAAAAACTTCGGACTGGATTTCCCGACGTTGCTGGCCGCGGTTCGCAAACAGCGGCCCCAGATTTGCCAGAACCCCGCCTTCATGCAGGAAGTGATGGAGGCACTGAAGGCCCCGAAGGCCCCGAAGGCCCCGAAGGC